GCATCTTTTTGCCCCACTTTTCACTGATCAGGCCTCCAACCATCCCGGTCCAGAAAGCAGCGTTCCAGCGCATTCCAAAATCATACCATGCTTTGAGTGTTCCCTTTTCTTTTTGGACCTCAGGGGACAGGCCTCCAGCCTCTGCCACTCTAAGTGCTAAAACTTGTGTTTTAGTAATTAGGCTGTCTAAAGCGTCAGCAAAGCTGGTGAAGAGAAGGTCGATAGAATCCTGAATAGAAACGTGAATATCACCAAAGATTGATAGAAGGGACTGAGAGAGTAAGGCGGCCAGCCCGAGCCCGAGTCCTAAAGCTCTGGAGGCTTTCTGAGATAAAGTGAGCTGGGTGTTCATTCGAGCTGCAGCAGCCTGGGCCCGAGTCAGATGGATGGGGAATAGTGCGAAGAGGCCTACCAGCTCCTTGGAAATGAAGCGAATAGCTCCCATAACAACACGCACCTGAATGACAATTGACAGAATAGGACCTAAGACTTTAAGCACGTTTGCAAAGGGAAGAAGAGCCCCCACAATAGCTGCACCTGTTTTAAGTGCTGCGGCCAGTAGGTCGATGAAAACAGCAGCAAGACGGACAGCTTGGTCTAAGGTATCCCCCAGATTCACAGAGGAGAGCCCCGAGAAAATTCGTCCAAGAGATGCCATTAGAGGTTCAATATCAACAGAAGCCAGACCGGCTCGGAAGTCGACAATGAGAGATTTAAGACCGTTGAACAATTGACGGAAGGCTTTGAGGATTTCCGGACGTGGGGTAATTTCTTCAATTACGCCTTTGGCGTTTTTCTTAATATTGACCAGGGACTCGAAGATGTCTTTGAGTAGGCCCTTGAGTTCTTTATAGGCAGGCACCGCTGCGATGCCGGACACGTAGAGGAAGGCATCTCGGATACGGGCGGCCATACCGGTGACGGTCTGTTGAGTCTCTTTCGCTGCCAGAGCAAAGCCCTGCAAGCGAGCCTTCAAGAACTCGTAGAGGGTGCCGGTTTCCTTGGCGCGTCTAATATCTTCCGGAGTGATGCCGAGGGTGGCGGCCACCAGGGAGGTCCTCTGCTGGATCGTTCCGCGCAGCAGGGATCGAATTTCTTCAGTCAACTGATTCTGGGCCAGGTTGATAGCGGCTGCAGCTTGGGAGACCCAGATCGTGATCTCTCGGATCTGATTCATCTGGAGCTGACCGGTCTCCAGGCCGGCCGCGGTGCCGGCACGCAAAGCCACCATCAATTCTCCGTAGGTGGCGATGGTGCGCAGGGAATCTTGACGAAGGGCTTGGGTTTGGATCTTCGCTTCTTCCATGGCAGCAGCGAATTTTTCTGCGCCTTCGAGAACCCTACCTTGATTATCAGAGATTTTACCAGTGGCAGCAATAATCCCTGCCAGAGCAATCTGACTATCTTCTACTTGGCGATTGAAGTTGATGGCCCCCTTGATCAAGCCCACGAATCCTCGGAACCCTTCCCGGGCCGCAGCGAATGCAGCCAAAATCCCGAACAGCCGGCGGAAGGTGAAGCTCACCCGGTTGACGGCGCTTTCCGTTTCCCGGACGCTGGAGGTGAGGGATCTTTGGGCAGAGACTCCGGACTTGGTAGCGCGAATAGCTCGCACTCGGGCGTTTACGGCTCTTTCCAGGGCTCTTCGTTCCCTTTCGGCTTCCCGAACGGCTTGTCGTCTTGCGGTTGCATTACGGCGCTCTGTGGCCGCTTTCTGGCGGGCGAGCTGGGCCTCGATCCTGGTCTGCCGGGCAGCATCCGACGCCTGGGTGCGCCGGATTTTGATCGCTTCCCGCTCCCGGGCACGTTGCTCCCTCGACTCTTTGGCAATGCGCTTTTGGGTAGCGAGTTCCTCTTTTGAGAATTTTTTCTGCTCTTTGCTGAATTGCGTCTGGTCCCGCGTTGTCTGGCGCAGCTCACGACGGAGTTTGGCGGCTTCAGAAGCGGCTCCGGTAGAGACGGGTTTTGCCATATCCGCCCGGAACTTTGACCACTCCTGCCGAGCGGCAGCGATCTCCTTGCGGAACTTCTTCGTGTTGCTGGAGAACTGGTCTCCTACAGCAATTTTGTAATTGAGGCCGCCTCTATCCACTGCCATTAGATTCCGCCTTTTTTACCGACCAGCTTCAGGAACGCCAGGCCATCGCGCCGGCATTCAGCGTCACTGGGAAGGCCTTGCTGATCCTTCAGCATTTCGTTCATCCATTTTTTGAAGTCTTTTTTATCGGCTCCAAATGCGACTCGAACCGCGATAGCTTGCTGGACTTGTTCCAGCTTTCTCACGTTGTCCAGGTGATGAACATAAGAGTTGAAGGAGACAACATCGATGTCGAGCACCTCCTCCAGCGATAGACCGGTGCCGTGGAGGAGGAAGAAGACTTCCTCCTCTACCTGAAACAGGCTCGTTTCAGCATCTACTCTTCGGTCGTTTCGTCGGGGACCACCTGCAGTGCTGGGGCGTTTCCGGCCTTGAGATTTTTCAGGAGGTCCCTTACCAAGTTTCCCAGTTTCTCTCGGTTGTCGGCATCGAGGCCGAAGACCTCGGCATTGGCCTTCATGAAGCCTACGCAGAACTCGGCGAGATCTCGAATATCCAGGGCGTCGACGAACTCCGCTACGTCATCATCGTCTGGGTTCTTGTCGAAATCGTCGCGGAGGGAATCAGCCAGGACCCGGCCGATGGTCAGCTTGACCTTCTGGTCGAACAGGGCATTGACGGCACCCTGCATGGCGTTGCCCCGGGTGGCGACGGCCCAGTCAGCGAGCGGCACAGAGACCTCAGTCTCTTTGGTGTAGACGCTGCCCGGAGGCATATCGGGATCATTGTCTCCTGCGAGCTGGGTGTGGCGCTCAGCCTTGACCTGGTCTCCACACGTCATCAGCGTGGTGATGGCTTTGGCGATGGGCGCGATGGCCTCTTTCAGGTCTCCAGACAGGAGGAGGCTCATGCGGACAGGATAAAACTTAAACTCGGCGTCGTTGATGGTGTGGAGAACGGCTTTCCGCTTGAAGGCGCCGATCTTCTGCATGATTTTGCTTGCCATCGGAATTGCTCCAATCTTTTCGGTGTAGGTGTCTTAAAAGAGAGGGAGGAAGCATGTGGGCCTTTCACCCACTCGACGGTTTTATCGATACCGTTAAACGACGCAGTTACGACTGCTGGTGCTTCGTGATCGTCATGGTCTGAGAATCACTATCTACCCAGTCTGTGTTTCTTTCAGCAGTGCCGGTTACTTGCATCTGCGTGATCTCATCCCCGATGAGAGCAAAGTCACCCTCTGCAGAGATTCGGATTTTGTGTAGCTCGACCTGCATCTCACTATCCTCGTCCAGGGGGTTCACGCCGATGAACTTCAGGGCATAGGTTGCCGAAGAAGCGGCCAGCCCCAAGGTTTGGTCCATGGTCGCCACGGCGCCAGCCTTGGCTGCCAAGGTGACGTGGATTGTTTTGCCCACAGTGGTCACTACCCCCGTGGACAAGAAGAAGATCATCCCGTTGGTCGTGTCGACAGTGTAGTCGGTGTTCAACACCAGTGTGTCGTTGGCGCCGGCCTTGTCGTGCGTGACAGTGACGTCCGAGGCGTCGATGTCCCGGGCCGGCACGCCAGTGGCATTCTGGATCTGGAGGTAAAAACCGCCGGTCTCGACAAGGGCAGGGATGGCCAGATACTCAGTAATGCCAGCCACCGCGGGGTTAGTCACACCGGCATCGACGGTTCCGGCGAAGAACAGCGCGAGGTTCTGGGCGGAAAGCTCGTCCAGGGTCAGGGTGAAGCCCACGTCCTGACTGATTACCACACGAGCATCCGTGGTCTTCACACCTTCACGACTGGATTGGTGGAGAAGCTCCTCCACGTCTACGCTCAACGAAAAACCTGGCACATTGCCGAGATCCCGAAACTCGTAGGGCAGGCCCGAAACGAGAGGGGCGATGTAAGCGCGACCGCGGCCCAAGTTGTAATTGGCAGCACTGGGCGTGCCGGTCGTGTTCTTCATGCCGACAGACATAGTTTTTGCTCCTTATTTGGGTGATAGGGCTGCGATCAACCTTAGCCGCGCCCGGGTTCCTGATGCACCTTGGCCAAGAGGAGGCACTTCATACGTGGCATCCTCCAGGTCCACGATGACCTGATGCGTGAGAGTTCCGCTCCTCGGAATCACAATAGGGTCGTCTTTGAGCGAGTCTTCTAGGGGCTCCAGGTTGACCTTCTTCGAGAAGATCACATCCAAGATCCATACCCAGTCACCTCGTTCACGTTCGTATGCTCTTCGCCCCTCGGCGGCGGTCTGAAACGATGATGTTTCTGGCTGACAAAAGATCGAGCCAGGGGTCGCTGTCGTCACCTCACTGGTTGTGCGCACCCAGGTTTTCGAGTAGCTGACCTGGTAGAAGGTCGTGGCTCGAACACGAGCGATGATGGCATTGTGGATGGCGTCAGAATAATTACTCATGGCCAGGGAACAGTCCGGAGCTGCGGAAGTTTCCATCGAAAGGCAGGGGCAGATAGAAAGTAGATCCGCCCAGTGCTGGTTTCAAACTGTTGGCGTTCTCGTTTGCCCCGTCATAGATCTTGATCCTGGACGAACTCCCCAGCTCCTGAGAACCGGAAAGCAAGGCCAAGAAGTCTTCGACCTCAGCCTGAATGCGCTTGCGTAGCTCCTTGCGCTCTTCGGAGTTTTTCTTCCGGAAGGTGGCGTCCTCATTGTAGGACTCCATCGTTCCGCCGGAGTCATCCATGAAGAAGTGGGGGAGTCGGTCAATAAGATCGAGCAAGACCAGGCGGGTCTCCAGGAGGTTGGCGATCATTCGCAGAGCCCCCTCTTCCGTGGTCGGGTTCTCAGAGTAGGCCACGGCCTTCCACTGAGCTGCGACGGAGACACCCAGCTTGCGGAGGATATATCCTCGCGCCCACTCGATGGCCCGGTCAAGAATGGCCGAGGAATCCTCGGTCCCGTCCAGGTTCGTGAGGCGGAGGCTTGACTTCAGGGTGTCCAGGTCGGCCACGAAATAGGGGGCTACTGCCATAGGAGATTACTCCTCGTCTTCCTCATCGTCGATGAGGTCATCTTCCAGCTCGTCGAGTTCTTCGTCGTCTGGCTCTTCATCGTCGTCGTCTTCGGGCTCGTCGTTCAACACCTCGACGGCCTTCTTGCCCATCTTCTCCTCCATCTCCGCGAGAACCTCTGCTTCAGTGCGGAGGGGGGCTCCGTCGTTGCCACGCTCCTCGATAAGCTCCTGAGCCAGCTCAGCCGGCCTCACGGGAGACTCACTGGGCCGCATTTTGACCGGGGCGTCCCCAGCATCCGTTTTCCGGGAGGAGGGCAGCGGAGGGTTCGTTGCCTCTACCACCTGGGGAACCTGCACGCCGTCCTGCTCGAGGATGCCTTGGGCCAAGAGAAGTTTGATGTTTTTTGGGTCCACCTTCTCGACGGCCTCCGTGGGAACTTCTTCCCCGGGCCGGTAGGTTCTGAGACCGAAATTCACGCTGGTGGGGGAGTCTTTTGCTACTCGATACATTTGTGTTTCTCCTTTTTCTCTGTGTCTAAGGTTCAGAAGGGGGCGCCCGGTAGCACCCCCTTCGAGGTGGTTTTTAAAGTGGCTTATCCGGAGACCACTTTCACGCTCACGATGGAGTCGGGCCGGCGCGGAACGGGGAGCGGCCTGGAGGCGATGAGGATCTCCAGGATACTGGGGTCCCACTGGACCTTCGACTTCGAGAACCGCCTGGCGGCCAGCAGTTTGTTGTCGAGGGCATCCAGATCAGAAATAGCTCCGTAGTAGAGCTTGTTCTGAGCCATGGGACTTGCATGCACAAACTCGGCATACTTCGGACGAATGAGGTCCGTCGCCACACCATTCACCGTGACCTGCGGGTGATAGGACCAGAACTGGATGCCGAAAATGGCGCCGAGATACATGGCGCCCTGCAACATGCTGTCCGCGCCGGCAATCCCACTGGTAAGATCCAGCTTACCAATGTTCAGATTCCGGACGTCCAGGAGAGATCGAACACTGGCATTCTTGATGAAGGATACAGCCGCCTCGCTGCCAAGAATGCAGTGGGTGGGCTGCAGGGAAACCTGGTCGTGCATACGCATACGCACGGTCATCACAGTTTCGGCGCAGTCGCCGGTCTGGTCCCAGAAATCGGACAGGGTGATGGTGTTGCCCACGGACTTCGGAAACGTGATCTGGAAATGATCGTTGTCCGCGTCCGTGTAGTCAATGGTGCCCTGGATGGCCATGGAGCAGAGATACTCCTCGGCATTGGCAACCTCGTCGTTCAGACGCTGCATCTGACGGGCGACCTCGCGATCCCGGGCGGCTTCGGCATTGCCGGAGCTGATGAAAATGGTGTCGGCTGCGTGCCTGCGGAAGATCACATCGGCTGCTTCGATCGGACGCTTGATCCGAATATTGGGCGGGCCAACGGTGATTTCCTTTTCGGTGTATCCACCGCTCATGACGGCCTGGCCGTTCTTCTTCACGAAGGGCGCCACATTGCGCCCGCCTTCGATAACGCCGTAAACGATATTCTCACCACCCTGCTCTTCGGTGTCCGAAAACAGAAGGTTCTTCAGGAAAGCCTGAGGAGTCTTCATCTCGTTCACCATGCCGGTGAGGGAATAATACTCGAGGACCTGGGGGAGTTGAGCCACGATTCTTTCTCCTTTGATTGTAGGTTTATGCGAGAGCAGGGGGCCGAGGCCCCCAGGCTCAACTACCCGGCCACCGAGGCCAGGCCGCGAACGATGATACCCTTCTCACGCAGGGAGGCCTGCTTGAGGGCCGTGTCCAGCTCATTCTCGGACGGGGTGCCGGCAAGAAGAGCCCGAATGGCTGCGGTGTTCACATCGTCCCGGTGAATCTCACCAGTCAACATAATGACACCGAGAACCTCGTCAGCCGCATCGAGCTGCACACTATCGTGCGCGATGAAGGCCGCAATCACGTTCGTGTCGTTCAGCGCGGTTCCGGCATTGGAGGCTGCGAGCACGAGGTTGCCCGGCTCAGACACGCCGCCATCGGTGATCTTCTCGGTGTTGATCGCCACGGTCGGAGCACCAGCATTCTCCGAGAAAGTGATGGTCAGCACGGCGCTGGCCACACCGAGACCGACTTCGGTGCAGGTGCAGGCCACCGTGTAAGGCTTGCCTGCGTCGGCCAGCACTGCATTGATCTTGGTCTGAACGTCGGCGACCAGCTCATCCCAGTCGATGTCTACAACGGCCAGGCCGTCGATGAACAGATCGAAGGTTCCGCCGTCAGTCCCGGCATTCTGATCCGTAATGGTGTAAACAGCCGCATCGGACGGCTGGGTGTAGGGCACCCAGAGTTTCGTGGAACTATTCCACGCAATGGGGGTTCCAGGCACAAGTAGCTCGGCGCCGGCAGAGGCAGCAAACTTGGCGGGCTTGTTGTCCTTTACCTTCATCCGAATGCTGCCGGCGAAGTTCCGGGAAGCGAACAGTTCATTGTCGGCGAGCGCCATATTAATTCTCCTTTGAGTTTGAGATTCTTTCTGTCATGAAGCGGTCGAAGAACTACTCGCGACCGAGGCTCTTGTTCCAATTCTGGCCGATACTCTTGCCAAGGTCGAAGCCCTTCTGAAGCTGCTCTTCCTTGGACAGGGTGGTCTGCACCTCGTCGCCCTTCTGGGAACTGGCCTTTCGGAGATCGGCGATTTTCTTTTCCAGCCCAGCCTTGTCGGCCAGAGCCTTCTTGATCTCTTCGCTTTCCTCGACCTCTTCGACCTTTTTCACCTCTTTGGGCTCGGCCTTGGCCGCCTGATACTTCTCCCACTTCTCGATGCCCTCGAGAGTGTTGAGATCGCAAGACGCCTGGAAGACCTTGTCCTTGTGCTTGGCCAGATCCTCAGCACTGGTCGGATCGCCCTCGAACTTGATCTCGGGCTCGGACTTCTGGACCGGTTCCGGCTCGGGCTTCGGCTCGGGCTTCTCCAGCTTCTCCAGCTTCTCCAGCCGCTTGTTGATCGGCTGGAAAAACTTCTCGAGCAACTTGGTCATCTGCTCTTCGTTCATCGAATCGTCTCCTTGAGAGGGGCTGCCCAGCCGATCGGCCAGGGCGTTCTGGAATTGCTTTGTGACCTGCTCGGTTGGCGCAAGAACGCCTTTTCCAAACATGCTCACGCCGTTGAAGCGTCCTTCGCGATACAGCGCACGCAGACGCTCATCCTGGAGCTTGATGATGACTCCCCAGGACCCGGTGGGATCAACTACGTTCCCATCGTAATCCTTGATACCTGCGAATCGAGGATCACCCTTTTGAACCATAAAGGATTCCGCGATGTGAGCACCCCCCTGGATGTCTTCCAGATCGTGCATAACATCGATCTGGCCTCCTCCTTCGGAGAAGTAGTCATGGCACAGGCTCTTGATGACTTCCATGGACGCAATGTGTCCATGGGCATCGACCTGTTCCGGCAGGTAGACCAGGGCAGTCAGCAAGCCCTCTTCTGAGGACTTGGCCATCAGGGTGTGGATCTCGAACGACCCATCATCCTCTGCCTTGTAGAGGGTTTCAATCTGGTTGGCTCCGCGATCTACGAGCGAAATGTGCGTAATCCGACCACGGAGAATGCGTGCTTTCGGCTTTTTGGGCATGTGTAGTATCCGAGCTTTTGGCCAAAATATCTTTGGCATTCTATATCAATGGTGGTAGAATGCCAATGATAAAAACCAGAAAAATCACTCCTTTAGATGCTGGTATCCAATACAGGAGAAAAAATATGGCCGTGCAGGCTCCGACCAAGCGCAAGTGTCAGGTCAACATCAAAAACTTTGCGCGAAAATCTCGAGACCTCTTCCCCCAAGTCTCCACGGGCGACTTCCAATCGAGCTATCTCTCGCTGCTGATGAAGAAGGAAGAGCCTGAGGGGGGATCGTCCAATCAGCGGGTGGAAACAGGGGAGAAATACCACCCCTTCAACATGCGCAGCACGATTGCTTTCAAGAACCACAACGTGCACCACAGCACCTGCATCGAGGCCAAAGTGCAGGCCATCGTCGGGCTGGGCCATGAGAATGACAAGGTCAAAGAAGAGCTGGGCCCCCTCACTTCGGTCTGCTGGTCGAGCGTGCTGCAGGCGCTGGCTGAAGACTTCTGCCAGATCGCCAATAGCTATCTCGAGGTTGTCTGGAACCGCTCACGCACAGAGATCCTCGGATTGCATTTCCTCCCCGGGAACTCGGTCACGGTAGTGATCGAGAACTCCCTCTACGAGAAGCACTACAAGCAGACGACCGAATCGGGCGACCGGAGGTTTGCTGCATGGGGGGATGGCCTGGACTTCTACTACGGAGAAACCGACAGGGCTGGAGGTCTGGTCCGTGCCGGAGAAGCGGCCACCTCGAACTCAAAGTTGTCAGACGCTCGAGATCTGCGGAACACCTACCGATACCAAGGAGGAAATGCCTCCGACGATAGATCGTTCTCGGAACTGATCCATATCATGGATGCTTCCTCACTCTCCCGGTATTATGGTTACCCCTCGTGGCTGTCCGCGGTGGCCTCCATCGAATTGGTGCAGGCCCTGATGCAGCACCAGTTTGACTTCCACTTGAACCGGGGCGTGCCAGAGTTCATGCTCTTTCTTCTTGGAGCAAAGGTAGGCGACGATGAATGGGCAGAGATCGAGGCCTCCATCGACCGCAACATCGGTCTGGGCAACACTCACAAGTCGATGGCCGTCAACTTGGACGACCCCAACCTGACGGTGCAGCTCGAAAAGCTGGCGATGGAGAGGTCCGAGGACGGGGACTACTTCAAGAGTATGATGGAGACGCTCGCCCTCAACATCGTGTCGGCGCACCGTGTCCCCCCAATCCTGGCAGGCATCTTAATTCCTGGAAAGCTTGGTGCAACGAATGAAACCCCGAACGCCATCCTTGCATTCCAAGCTCTTGTAATCGGGCCGGCGCAGGAGACCCTCGAAGCCATCCTTGACGATACCCTGGGCGATACGAAATTGAATGGCCAGCTCAAGCTCAAGCGGGGCGACTTCAAATTCAAAACCATCGTCGACGAGATCGCTGAACAGATGAAGAAGTTGAAGCCGATGGATACTCTCAACCGCTCTCGGGAGCAGCTCCCTCAACAGGCCGAGGAAGAGAGGGATCTGGATGAGGGGATCAAGAAGCAGATCCTCTCTGAGTTCCTGGTGAAAATGGTGGACGGAATCTTCCGGGATGCAGCTTAGTGCTATTCAACTTCGGGCTGAAATAGCCTTCCTCCTGGCGCAAAAGGCCCGGCGCCGGGCCAAGTCTGTAATTGAATCCCGCACCTTGCGGGATGCCCTGGAGGTGCGGGTCGAACACACCAGCAGCAAGACTACCACTGGGATCGTCCACATTCCTCACTACTGGGCGGTCTACTATCACGATGGAAGACGGGGCTTCGGCCCCAAAAAAGCCAAGCGCCTGGTGTTTTTCAAGAACCCCTCCCGAGATCCCCGCATCCGAGGGGGGCGCCCAAAGCGTTACGCAGATGCCCGGCGCCTGACCCGAGGGCAGTTCTATGCTGCCCTGGAAGGGAACGAAATCCATATTCGTCGGAGGGTGGGCCCGGCCGCCGGCAAGCACTTCTTCACCAAAGGCATGCGGGGATTCCTCAGCCAGGCCCGGGAGGTAGCCGTGCCTTCCTTGGAAAAATGGATCTTGGATGGGCTCCGAGAAGACGGAGCCCTGAATATAGAGGATACCGCTACAGGGGTAATCCGGGTCGGTTTATGATCTCGTGCATCCACTCCAGAATTTCTGAAGTCAGCGGCTCGAACCGGCTCATGTGGTAGACGGGGCCATAGCGACAACCAGCAAGACCCACCACGATCCCAAACACCCGCCCCTGGGAATCCATAATAGCCCCGCCTGAATTTCCAAATACTGCAAGAGCAGAACTCTTATCTTCCGCAATGCCCATAAATCCCTCTGTGAGCAGAAGTCGACGAGCCAAGGGGTAACCAGCAATGTAGACCTTCTGACCGAACGAAGGAATCCGAGAGGTATAGGAACAAGGTAATACAGGGACGTCTACATAGAAAACCAGAAGTGAAAGATCCTGCTTTTCGTGGGTCTCCAGAATCATACCTCCTCGGAGGTCCCATTTCTCTGCGGCATCCAACACAGAATAGGTATTGAACTCTTTTGTGCAATGCCCTGCAGTGAGAAAAATCACCCGGAATTGCTGAAGAGTATCGTCCCACTCACAATACACGGGGACCGCGGACCCCTCTTTCCCGCGAGGACTGGACAAGAGCCAGACGTTCTGCGAGGTGGTAATGAAGGGCGCTTCTACGATCCCGATGGAGGTGAGCAGAGAAGAAGTGCAGCAAGCGGGTAGGAGGAAGAGGAGGACCAGCCCACAGGTCAGGATCGTAGAGCGCATTGTCATATTTTCTGTTTGTAGAGAGCCAGGGCAAGGCCCAGGCCGTCGAGGACGTGCGAGAACTTGGTCTTACCGAGATCTCGCTCCATGTTGTCAAGTAGATCAGACTTCAGATGGGTGCGAAGCCTGTTCTGGTGTATCTTCTTTGGCACTGTGCCTTTCCAATTACAGGGATAGACATGGACGATTCGCACCATTGGAAATACTATTTTTGCTGCTTGAAAAGCTAAACCTGCAACACCCTGAAGTGCCATGATGCGGTTGCACTTGCCCACGCCCTGTTGAATATCTTGCTTACGAAGGGAAAACCATTCAATAGCTATTTCTATTTCAGCACGAAGAAGCAGATGGGAACCAATTCGCTCCTTGCATGCCAACAAGACCTTGTGTAGCGAACACCCCATTTCCTCCACGCGATCAAAAGCCAGTCGCCCCGAGGCCTCAGCAGTGACGGCGAACTCCGGCTTCCCATTCTTCAGCACGCCGATCCCCGTGGCTTTCGTGTCGGGATCGATTCCAATCGTAATCCGAGTCATGACGATTCCCTTCAGGATAAAAAATAAGGGCAAGATTGCTCCTGCCCCTATCGTCGGGACAGGCCCGACTTCACCTGAGACACCGAGAGGAAGACTGACGTCGCGAGGCTCTTTACCGTTTCCCACGGCTTGGGTGCGACCGTCAACCACTGCCACTGTCGTCAGCGACAGTATACCATACCCTCCTCTACCGTGTCAACAGTTAGTCTATCCTCCTGTGAGGGTAAGGAGTGCTATGTTCAATAGGGTCTTCCTTTACAAGATTCTTGGGAGTGTTATCCTCTACAAGATTCTTGGGTCGGTGGAGAATGCTATCCTCTTCGCGCTTGGTCATCTTCCGCACAACCCTATACTTTTGGGGATCTGGATCATACACCAGAAGCTCCTTTCCACAGAAAAAAGCCGCCTTCGCTTCAGTCCTGGCGCCCTCACTCTTCTCCCAGCCCGGGAGGAAGATGGTGCCCCGGGTCTGCTTGACAGCATCCAGGTCCCAGTAAAAGGCATCAACTACATTGAAATGCGGTTGATCTTCAAGAGGCTTGTTCGGGTCCAGCCCCATCTCAAGGTCGTGTTCATGTGGGCTGGCAATCTTGAGTCCTGTCTGTCGTAGAGTTTGGGTTGCCTCCTCAAAGGCATCGAAATTAAACCGCGGGTATCCACGCATTGGGCCGGCCAGGTAGTAGAAGTCAGACAGATCGACGTCCGCGGCCCGAGACTTCGACTCGAACACAGCCCGGCGCCCCAACTCCTTCTCAGCCTTCTCCACGATGTTGGTGTAGCCACAAATATCAACGAGGTTGTCCCGCTTGGGCCGGTTGGCGTCCCGGGAGACTTTCATGAGCACCATCATCATCGAGACGTCCCGGTAGTTCAGCTTCACACGCACGCCGAAACGCCGCATGATGTAACCGCTCCAGAACTCTGCGGTGTTCTCGAGGTTGTCCAGGGGGTGGCCGTAGTCGCGGTTGCGATCACCCTTGGTGATCTCTATGGCCTCGTGCAGGACACTGTTCTCATCTGTCATTGGATTCTTCCTCCGGTTCCCAGGGCACCAGGAGCCCTGATTCATTGAATACAGGATCTGCCAGTTTATACCATCGCTTCATAAGCGCGGTCTCTACTCCACAAGGAACCGTGTAGAGCACCAGCTCCATCGACTCCCTCATGATGCGCTCTTTCTCAGCGATACATTCATTTGCGATCTCCACGTCCGCCGGCACCTCGGTAATGATCTCATCGTGCACTTCATTGACAACGTGGCAGCCATACTTGTGTAGGATCGAACCCTGAGAGGGGTCCTCGCATGCCCGGGTCACGTTGAACACCGCGGCCTTGAAGCCTTCGGCCGAGGGGGTCTGCATGACGTTGCCGTTAGCGGCCTGAGTGTAAGTGCAGTTCGCCCGGTGCATTCCCATGGGCGACGTGTAACACAGAGCGCTCTGGAGGACCTCCTCGTCGGTGTCGAAGTCTCGCACCTTGCGGAGATTGAACTGGTCCTTTTGCTCCTTCACCCAGGCGAAGTATTCCCGCATCTCTGGGTAGGTCTCGAACCAAATCTCCTTCAGGTGCTGCGCCAGGGCAATCGCCCGGAGCTTGGGGGTCCACTGGACGATATGGTTGTCCTCGGCCAACTTCATGCGCTTGCCGTGGAAAACTAAAGTGGGGTGGGTCTCGAAGGGTTCGAAGAACTCCGCCGGCATCTTCGAGGCCTCGTCGACCAGGTCGAGCTTATAGGCGGCATGTGCCAGCGTGACCATAGTTTTGGCCCCCAGCCCTCCGGGGTAACCGAGCCCCACCGGCTTGGCGAACCCTCGCCAGCGTTTGAAAAACTTCCGGAGCTGGGCGTCTTCGTGATTCTTCAAGCTCATGAAGAACTTGTAGACCTCGTCTTTGTCAGACTCAATACCCATCTCTCGGACGATGCTTCTGAACTCGGGATGCAGATTCCGCGCCAGTTGTCCCGCCAGGAAGGCGTGCATGTTCGTGCCGGCACAGACCCGCTTGTGATGTTCCGACTGCCCGAAGAGGAGCTTGGTGATGTGCGCCGTCGAACACAACTCCAGGGAGTTGTAGTCACTGCTGGCCAACCAGTATCCGTCCCGGGGGCGGAAGCATGGGCGCGTGCGGGGGTCCACCTGCTGACCATTCCGGGCCGGGTAAGGAGACTTGTCTCCACCGAAACTCGAGGTGCGCCCCGTCTCTTTCAGGATGCCGTAATTGAAATAGACAATGGGTGTGATCTCGTCCTTCCAGTGAAAGACGGGCATCTCCGTGGTGACCAGCTTATCGAGCGCCATGCGCCGCTGGTATTCTGCAATCGTCTTGTTGTAGGGCGCCAGGTTGAGGAGCACCTCACCATCCGTGCTGGTCTGCCTTTTCTTCGTCAGCTTGATCTCGGTCTCGGTCTCCTTGCACACTTGCTCCACCAGCGCCACCAGGGCCTTCTTGTTCTTCGAGGCCGACTTGGGTGCGGTGAACTTGATGCCTGCCTTGCGAAGAAACTCACGATTCTCCAGGGGATCAGTTTCTCCTATTGATTCTAACAGCTCCTGAGCCTTCTTGATCTGCCGCGCATGCACTCGAGGAGGTTCCGGCGGCCGGAGGATTCCGCTCTCGAGCAAGAGGGGAAACTTCGAGAGGTCGTGGTATTCCTCGGCCAGCATGGCCTCGACTTTGCGCACCTGCTCCGGGTCCACGGCCATGCCCCGGTTGGTGATCATCTGGAGGGCGAAGTCGACGGCCGAATGGAAAGGAGCCTGGTCGAGAAGCTGTAGCCCGCGGTCCCGCTGGATCTCCTGATTCCTCAGCTCCTGGGCCTCGAAAATATCCACCGTGTAGAGCGCATCCTTCAGGGCATAGTCTTGGGCCTCTGAAGGAAACTGCGAGAACGAAATACCATCCAGCTCATTGTAGCGCAGGCGCCAGGCGTCCTCCATATCCTTCGTGTCGGACAAATCCAGCCCCAGATACTTCTGCACCATGGCAGCCAGGGAATACTTGATGCGCTCCTTTCCTCCGTCCGGGAAATGGAGCCACTTCATCTTTCCGTGAGTGCCGAGGTTGAGGAGCATCTCCCGGATGCGAATATCTATGATCTCCCCTGCTTCAGCCTTCTCCCAGATGCGGGACACAAGGTGGGGGAACGCCTTGGCAATGACGCAGAGATCATAGCTGACGTTCTGCCCGACCAGGGCGGCATCCGTGTCGAACAGGGCTTCTACCCACTCCTGAAAATCCTCGTCCCCAGTAGACACTCCCTGCACAGTGCGGTCAGGAAGCGCCATCGTGACGCAGACAACGGGCGGAGCCAGGAGACCAGGTTCAAGGCGGTAGGTTTCGGTATCGAAGGCGATGTATTTCATTGATTAAAGTATTCAGCCATAGGCATAAGATGTTTTTGAACAGTGCTTGGATGAACAAAAACAGGAATCAAATCCTCTACTCGAGTTTCAATCCCACGTTCATGCCATAGATTACAGAGCATTGCTGTTTCTATGTAGAGTCTGTCAATATCAAATTCTGGCCCGCTCGGTCCAAACCGACAAAGTCCCACAGGTAGATCCATATCAATCAGGAGAACAAATCCTTGATAGCTTCCAAGATTATTCATTGACTACCCCTAAAAACCGCCCAGGGGCCCGAAGGCCCCCAAGCAGTAGGAGGAAAAAGTTCTATTCGTTCTCGAGCAACGCTTCGAGGTTGGGGAAGAGAGCCTCGAGCAGGTCGACGTCCACGACCTTCGAGAACTCGCTGGGCCGCCACTCGCGCACCCAGTTGATCTTTGTGAAGTCGTTGCCGGCCGTCGTCTTGATCATCCGGTTGTTGACCTCGACAACCATGCCGCCAAGGGGGTTTTCCTCGGAGCACATCTCATTACATGCCTCCACAGTGACCTGGCTTTCCGGCACTGCCATGACGTTCGACACGAAGGACTTGATGTTGGGCAGGAAGGTATCCATATCGGCCATGAGGAGCTGGCTCGGGGTGTCCCCGGGTTTGTGCCACTGCTGGTCAAGCTGGTCCATCTGTCCCTGGAGATCGCGCCCGTCGCCGTCCGCGAAGGTGTGGACGACTGTGGTCTCGATCGCCACGAAGGGCCGATTCTTGGGGGGCCTCGTCTTGTCCGACTTCACCCGATCGATCCGGACCAGGTAGTGACCCCTGCGAAGATAGTTGCTGTCTCTGGATGCTTTGATCTCAGGACTCTCGATTCCGTCAAACATTCCGGCCATGGTTGGCCTCCTTTCTGAGATTTGGGATATGGGACTTGGGATAAAAAGGCGTTCCCCGAAGCAAGACTCGAACTCGCATTCCCTGGTTTCATGATACCAGGATCTTACCCCCGCAGGCCCAATACTTTGAAGAGGTCACTGCATGGCTCCCTACTCTGGGAGACTTAGACGATTCGGGAAACATCTACAGTATGTGAATCAGCAATGCCGCCAAAACCATGAAAAAGGCTCCGACAAATACCGCTTCAGCTATTTTCTTCATAACTCCTCCGATACTTAATTCTACCTACCTCAGCCTGTCTGTCCAGTCCGATCCAAACATTTCTTGCATCATTTTCCGCTGCTCTTTGTTCAGAGTTTGGGGGTTGGCTCCTCGCTCCCGGAGGAACTCCGGACTGTAGATCTTCGGCATCGGATCGTAGTTCGCAAAGATCAACTTCTGTCTCAATCCAGTTGTCTGATGGGTGTAGAGGGCATCGTTCAGGCAGGCTCCGAAAAGGACGTGGTCGAAGATCGAGGTGTTCGTCTGCACAACGTCCAGGTGGTCCTCCTTCTGACCCACCCTGTGGAGCCTTCCGAGGACCTGTTCTGCGACTTTTGAGTCCCTGGGCCACTGGACGTATCGCTGGTGTTTGAAGGCCTGGAGGTTCTTTCCGACGTGGTGAGCGCCGATTGAGGCCACAACGATCCTGTCGCCCTTCCCGCCCTGGTCTGGATCTCCCACCGCGGAGATCTCCTTGTCCTTGCCGGCAGGGCAGTGGAGGGGGTCCAGGCCGGCCGCCCGGAGGGCTTCCACCAACCAGTAAGCCACCTCCCGGTGCCACACCCACAGAATCGCCCCAGGAGAGGCGTTTCGGGCCCACTGGACGGCCGCATCGATCTTGTAAGGGCAGACCCTCACTGCGACTCTATCGCGCTCAGGGCGGCCCTCAAAGTCCCTGTCCTTCATCTCCCAGTAAGCTGCCACCACATCATCCGATACCTCCTCGGGACGCCGGTTGATGATTCGCGCCACCTCCATGGGCGTGTCCATGCCGAGGGGGGCGTCCTGGAGAAAACGCCGGAGCAGCTTGGCGTAGTCCTGTTGAGCTGTGTGGTGGGCCTTGGCCTGCTTCAGGAGCTTCTCTGCTTCTTGCAGTGTGCACACCCGGCGCTTGGCCAGAACTTCCGGCTCCGGCCACACCAGATTGTTGAAGAAGCCCGCGGTCAGCTCATTCAACCATTTGAAGCAATGGATCGCATGCTCGATCTCATCCCCGCCAGGGGTTAAATAGGCTTCCTGGACCCCTTCAATGTAGCTCTGGAGCTGGTCCCATCCGGGGGACTTCTCCGGGTCCTGGACAGGCTGGTTGAGGATGCTCAGGCTGGTGCCGATCTCGTTGTCCCCCGTCGCTACCACCCCGGGGGCCGTGTTCAGCCGGAGCTGGAAGGCGTTCCGGAACCCGGAGACGTTCAGGTGGAACTGCTCCCTGGGCCTCTGGCCTCGGGCCCAGTGAATCAGGGGGATGAGGTTCCCCCGGTAATTCGCCGAGGACTCCACCGTCGCATCGGTGTTGATGACCTGGCCCCAGGCATAGGCCATGTTCGCCGTCCGAGGCACGGGGGCGTTCTCCTTCAAGGCGGCCAAAGCGAGGTGATGGTAGTCTTCGATCCCCTTCGAGGTGATTGTTCCACTCATTCCGATAAACTCTGGGTTTAGTTCCTTGACGAAGTGCATCAGGCGCTTGGTCCGCCCCGACCTCTTATTCTTCAGGCAGTGCACCTCGTCCGCGATGAAGCAATCTGGCTGGATTGCCTCGAGCAGTTCCACGGAGTCCTCCGTGCTGAGAAGGCTGTAGGGCAGGATGTAGCACCCCCGCCGGCCCGACTTGGAGATCAGCCGGCGCTGGCCGATGTTCCGGCCCCCGAGCACGAAGAATGGCACGCTGAGGGGAATACGCCGGCGCCACCAGGGGATGTTACCCTGAACAAGCTGGTTCTGGACAGAGGGAGGGATGAGCAGGACGATCCGGTTCAGGCCCTTCCGGTAGGCATGTTCCGCCACCAGAAGAGTAATGCCGGTATTGTGAACAATAACACCATTTCCGATCCAAGATTTTGTATCCGGAACATTTAAATCATAGACTCTGTGCTTGCCTATTGACTCAATGTTTTTTATCCGCCTCCATACAAGATTAGAATGCGCTAACCAAGAGTATTTTCCTGAATAATTATAGTGAGCCACAAATTTTCTAAACTGGTCCCGGCCTACATATTGGTCCGCAGAACACCCCATAAAAGTTCTAAGTTCAGTGCGCGTAGGGCCAGCATATTGTTTGCGCTTTTTCCAACAACCTCCCCGTCCAGGGATACCCATCTCGTCGCAGATTTTTTGTAACTCTCGCCTACTAATAGGAACAATATCTATATTGGTATTATGTCTTGTCTGATGCGCTGCAACGATTTCCTGGACCCGACTCTTTCCAGGAATCTGAGGCAGCTTATTCATCAACCTAATAGCCTCTTCGCCAGTAACCATCAAACGCCATGCCTTGAATTCACCAATAGTTTTAGGATACACAGTGCAAATAATTTGAAGACGAAGCAATAAATGCCTCAGGTCTCTGATCAGTCCTTCATTAGCCAGAGTAATTTCTATTTTTGGGGTCAGAGGGTCAATGTGCCCATCACATGCAATAAATCGAGAAAGAAAAAAAGCACACTGATCTTCCGGAAGTAGATACCATTCAGCAGGAAGCCTTTTATTTTTAGAAAGTTTCCCTCTTTGTTTTAATAAGCTCAGGAGAGGATTAAGTCCACGAATCGTTCTTGTTTTTGCCCGACCACTTTTCCGGCTCGCTCCAAGAGTTCCTCCTAAAGCACAAACCACTTTATTTAACTCCGTCCAAATTTCATCCTCCATATTAGTAAAATCTGGCTGTCTTTTTCCACTGGTTCCACCATCAGCCATCATATAGGCTAAAAATATTACAAGATCGTCGGGGACTTTGTGATATTTCGTGGGCGCAGGTAATGAGCGAGGACATGCTACCAAATCGTCGTCCCGGACCTGGACTGCCTCAACCCATCCACGAGCTGTAAAAATAGGATGATCAAGCGATACCTCGATCCATTCGCCGGAACGGAGTGAGACGCGCACGCATTCTTTTTTTCCAGAAGGAAACGATATAGCGCTTGCACGGACAATAAGACCTTGGGGGGTCATAGATGGTGTAGTCAAAGGTCCAGATTCCCCCACCAGTCGACGTCCGGTATTCATATCATACAGTTCTGTTGCATACCGCGAGCACTTACCCCACCCGACCCCAATCGGATAGAACCCACCTCCGATCTCGTCGTAGGCCTTGATCGCACTGGCCTGGGTTGGGAGGAGGCGCTCGCCCCGGTCGAAGGCCTCGGCGAGCATGTTCCGATAGCAGACCTCCTCGAACTCCTCGGAGCCCTTCTCCAGCATGCCAACGACCGGCAGCGCCAGGATGCGATTCATCTCAACGGTGGCCGGGTCCTCGGTGTAGGCCCGGCGCTTCATCGAGAGCTTGCGCACCGGCACCGGCTCGGCCGGAGCCTCGGTTGCTGCTTTGATCTGTCTGCGCTTGTCGAAAATACTCAAAGTCCTATCACTTCCGCGAGAGCTACAATCGCAGCGTATCCAAAATCTTTTGCTGTTTCAGGATGTTTTGAGATCCATTCTTGTTTTACTCTTTCCTCAGTCCATCCCTGTGGTGTGACTACAAAAAGATCACATAATCCTTGAGGGACAGGTCCTCGAGGCCTTATTATCCATACGTTAACGACTTGCATGCTCCTCCTACCTTTTTTAACTTCTAAAAAAGCCTCCAAAAATTTCCCGGCCAATTTTTAATTATGGGACGATAATTTTCGGCCCAGAATCTTCTGCGGCCTCGAGCTTGGCCAGGCGCTCCTTGCGGATCTCCTCGACCTCCTCTTCGGTCATCTTTCGGACGAAGAACTTCTTCCCGCCATCCTTCGTGTTGTCCGTGGCGATTTTGAGGAGAGGCGCCTCTTCCAAGATAACCTTCTTGGGAATCGTGAGGGTCTTCTGGCCGGTCTTCCTGAGGAGCTTTTTCTCGTCCTCCCCAAAGAGCCACACCATACATGACAGAGTCGCCATAGACTGCTTCATGATCTCCGCGTTCAAAACGGACAGCCGCTGGCACTCGTTGGAGAGCCTGGCATTATCCTTGCGCAGGGCCCGGAGTTCCCGCTCCTGCATGTTGCGTCGAATTTGTCTTTCTGTGCTCATGTTAGGTCCTCAATATTCACGTATCCAACCACCCACGGCCGTTTACTCTGCCACGATTTGTGAACCTCGTTCACGGAAGCTGATAGCCCAACGGGGACGCCCCGCCAGACCTGCTCCCCCTTGATCCACACCGACCCGGTGATGATGGCCAGGCGCCCCTGCCTGCAGAAGGCAAGGGCGCCCCGGCGCGGAGGAGCGTCCTGGTCATAGATCAGCTTGAGTTCTTCAAGCCGCATCAGATCAGGTGGGGGACGACCACGCTGGAGGCATAGGGCTCGATGGCTGCAGCAAAGGCCCGAACATCTGCATCCTCCAGATTGGAGACCACCACGAAAGCGGCCCCCAAGGACTGGGCGATGACCTCCGCCTTGGCCGCGAGCATATCGCGCCGACGTCCGAAGTCGATGTCGAAGTAGGATTCCTTGCCCAGGGCCTTGGCCAGATCAGCACCGACTTCTTTCAGGACCAGGTTCAGATCCTGCACATTCCGCTTCCCGCGTTTCACGGAACCATAGATGAGCGTGAACCCGGCCTTCGGGCGGCCAGTCTTCTTCGGCTTCACATCCTTCTTGATCTGCTCCCTGGCCTTCTTCGGCTCAGTAGGCTTCGACTCTTTGGGCGGGGCGGGGTCCTTGGTCTTCTTCGCCTGGACCTCATTGAACCCAGGCAACACATACTTGTCACCGGTCGAACGCAGGACCAGGATGGTCTTCCCGTCCTCCATGGACTTGTCGAACTCGGCCTCGTCCAGGTCGGCCTTGTCCGTGCACGCCCGACACGGGAAACCCTTGGAATTGTAGCCCGGCACGGCGTTCGCCGAGCACGCCACGCACCCATCCTGATACCAGGGGGCCCGGTCAGTCTCGATGACCTTGGGCTCCGCGGGGGTCTCGTCGACCGACGTTGCTTCGACCTTTTCGGTCTTCTCTGCTGGCGCAGCCTCTTCCTGCTGTCCACGCTGTTCGCGTAGCTTGTCAAAAATACTCTTTCCCATGTTGTCACTCCTTTCGGCGCTCTCGATGGCTTTGACCATTTCCATGCGCTCTTTGTAGGCTTGAACTGTTTCCGTGCCTCCACAGATACCTCGGAAGGCACATCCTCGATACTTACTGCAAATTCCTTTTTCTCGAGGTCCTTCGACCTGGTCCCAGTCCTCAGGACTCTTGCAGGAAAAATTCTGTTTTACCTCGAGCATCTCCTTGCACGTTGGAACGATCTCGCCCAACCAAAAATCCTTCACATACTGCGGGGTCAGAGCTACCTCGACCTTTTTCACTTCTGGATCTCGCGGATCTTTCAGCATGTAGTTGTGCGCGATCCGGACGACGTCCAGCTTCTCGCCCCGCTCCATCGCCCGAGTCAGAACCTCCGCCGCCCCGATAAGCATCTGCACATTCTCTGCCAGGCTCTCCTGGGTCTCGCAATAGCGGAAATGCTTGGTTGTCTTGTGGTCCTCATACGCGTCTGCGGCCACCACGTCACCAAACCCAATGATGGAGACTCCGTCGCAGACATCGCGCTGGAAACTGGCCTCTGGCGCCGTGCCCGGAGCCCGGACGACAAGCCCGGCCTTGATCGAAGCATCAACCAGCGCCTGAACCAGCCCGGACTCGGCCAGGGTGAGGCCTTGGTCCCAGCCCTCTGGCCAGACTTCAACTGGCTTCCCGTCTGGCCCACGGCCCAGTTCATCCGCAGACAGCCACCGCTCGAGCGCATCGTGCGCTGCCTCACCAAACGGACCCGCAGCAATGAAGGGGACGAAAAGCTTCCACACTTTCTCGAAGACCCACATCCGAGGGCAGGATCGATACTTCGTGATCGCGCTGGCCGACGTCACCAGGGGGAAATTCCAGTCAAAAATGCTCCAGTCCCTATTTGCCATTGATATTCTCCATCAATTCCAGCGGCTCACAGATGCCACTGTCAAAAGCATAGTCCATTATCCATCGTGAGTCCACCGGCCACCACCGGACGTTCCTTTCCTTGCCCCGAAGCGTTATTCTCAAGGCTCTTACAGCTCCACTATCCCGTTGTGCTTCCTGTGGAGCCATTGCTACCAGGGCCGCTCGGGCCTGCTTGTCTCTACGGGGTATTTCTATATCCCTCAACTCACAAAAATCTCGCACAGCCTGCATGGTGACCCATACATGGCCGTCGTTGAAGCTCATGCCGTCCAAGATGGAGTTGATCACCTTTTTGTTGAGGGACGCTGCATTGTCCGCGTCTCCAATGAGTTTCATGGACGGCACCTCTTCCACCATCTTCACCAGCGCATGAAGCATAGCCTGTGCAGAGGCGGATTCCGTGATACTCTTCCGGATGCCATCGTGAGTATTCCCCTGCACCAGGAAGCGCCCCTCAGGCTCGCCAAAGGTCTCCTTATTGGCATAGAGCCAGAGGAAATGCTTGGCGATGACGTAGTTTGAGGGGGCTCCACTGTCTCCGGTGATCCACCGCTTTCCTCGGGTATCAAGTCGCTCCAGATAGTCCGCAGCCTTTCTTCGCCCTTCAATGCGCAGCACTCGCATGCCGAGCGCCTCCGGGTCGTGTTGTTCAAGTTGAAGCCCGACGAGTCCGGCCACAATTGAGTCGTTGTTGGCGGTGAGGAGAATCCGGAAGGGTGCACGAACGGAGATGGGATCTCCGTATTTGACGTTGCACATTGTGGGATCTCCGGCCGTCAGGCTTCGTATTTTATCTTTGAATGCCATGCGAACGCCGGGCCCGTCTTTGGGCAGGCCCTCATCTATATGGACGATAACGCTGCGCGTCATTTCTCGCTGGAAGGTTTCGATCAAGCACTGGCCGGGGACCACGGTATGATCCTCGAAACACTCTGCCAGACCCTGCACCAGAAGTTTCTTCCCAATGCTCGGAGGGCCAATAAGCGCCAGAGCCGCAATCGGTCCTGCTCGAAAGTCTAGGGCGTATGCCAGCCACTTTTTAAGCCGGGGCAGGTCTGTCCCGCCGACCAGATATTTGAGCCACGTCTCCACGGATTCCATGTAGCACGGTGCGATACGGGAGTTGAGACGGGCCATGGGATAGACCACGCGGGCCTCCGCGGTTCCGAAGCCCTGGATGACAGGGTGGTCCTCCGCAACTGAAGAACACACTTCGACCAGCGCGGTGCCGAACCCGTAGTATTTTAACAGCTCAGGAACAGGCACCAGGCCCTTGACAGCTCCGTCGTTCCCGATCTTCACATCCTGCACGAGGTCCCCTGTCAGTCCGTATCGCTGCAGCGCAGCATACACGACGGCCTTCGACACCGGGCGGGAATACCGCCCGTCTTCCTGGAGGACAATCAAGTCCCCGCGGGGAGTCGGGAGAATCAGATTCGTGGTCATGAACTCGATGGCCCTGTCGTCGTCTGCATCGTGTATCTGGGGGCAGTCCGTCCAAGATCTGAGTCCATCCAGGCGGGTGTGCACGTTGTCCCGGGCCCGCTCCTCGGTCTGCTTGTGCTCCGCCTCGATCTGCGCATTGACCGCCGCCCAGAACCGGAGGATCTTTCCCCAGGCGGATTCGTGCCAGGAGGGGGTGCCGGAGTCGGACTCCAGGTCGTCCAGTGCCGGGAGAAACAGGGCGTAAACGTGTTCGGGTTGAAAGATCTCGGTCCCGGTGCGGGTGTTGTAGGCGGATAGCATCCGGCAAGCCTCGCCCACCAGGGAGGTGAGCCGGTGGTCCCGATTGCCCGGCGACCCGACAGGCTCGTTCTCGAAGAAGACTCGGTAACAGTTCCGTCCCTGGAGCACCTCGCGGGCCTTTTTGTAGGCGTGAGTCTGGCGCTTGCCGCTCCTCACCAGAGCCATTGCCACCTCGAACTCCGGCATGGGTGTGTCCATGGTCTCCAGTTTCAGGTCGAGGTATTCGGAATAGTCCCTGGTCTTTTTCCAATCTACTGGAGTCAGGTCTGCTTTAGGAACGACGAAATTGTCCGGGTTGAATGCGATCCCGAATTGCTCGATGTATCCAGTCCAGGTAGAGACTCCGTCACGAATGACCTGAGACAAGCGGAACATCCGGCCCCAATCTTTACAGGCAGGATCGACTTTCACGCCAGCCTGTTCGTATTTCTCGAACAGCGCATTCCAGTATCCCTCCGCCTCGTCGACCGGGAGGGGGGTGGCCAGGACGTGAATGAATCGGGCCCCGTGTTTGGTGAGGTAGACGTATGTGGCGAACAGATTCCCGAGCGTCTTCCGGAGCCGGGGCAGGGTCTCGTCAACGAACATCCGGTAGTAGTCCGCAGCCCAGGGCACTTTGTCTTCAGGGTCCTCCACGTTGTCCTTCAGGTCGTAGTCGTATACCAGGAGAGTTGACAACACCTCGGCCCCGGCCTTGCGCAGTGGAGGAAGAGCAGTTCGGTTGATCCTCGGCCATTCAGGCGCGTCTTCAAGTTTGGGGTCCCCGTAGAAGACGCCTTCGGAATCGCGAATAGCATACGCAACAAAATGCGCATCGGTGGTGAAGTGGGTGTTTAGAGCATCGTGCAAGAGGAAGGTCTCGAACAAGGGGACCCGGTCCTCAGTGGGCCAGGTTCGGATGCCGGGCATCCTCTTGTCCGGTGTCAAGGCGATTCGATACATTCAACCTCCTGGAGCGGTGTGGCAACGACTCAAAACCAGTATATATTACTCAGGAAGGAGCACAACATCTTTTTCGAAATCTTTAAAATTCACACCTTCCATCCAATGCACCTCGTTGCCAAAGGCCTCCGCTCCGGGCACCTCTTCATCCAGACGCACCCGGAGCACCGCCATCCCCGTCTGCGGGTCGAACGTCATGCCGACAACTTTCCCGGTTTGCCCTTTCCAGACAAAAAAGTCGGGGGATCGATCCACGGATCTGATGAACCGGACGGCCCGGCCCTGCAGGCGCTGCATGAGTCTGGCAGGATAGAGAAGTCGGGCGGCCCTGGATATTCCCTCAGTGCCCGAGGGGGCTTTTGGTGTTCGGCGGAACAGTCGCCAGAGCCAGGTGAAGAGTCGGGGGATCATTCGGTGGCCCCCTTCGACGCCATTGCAACCAGACGTTGCACAACATACTCCGCCCATTCCAGCGGAAGCATATCCCGGTATTGAGTCCAAAACCAAAACGAAGTTTCCCCTGCTTTGAGATACCGAGCATGCAGCAGCCTCTCCCGAGGCACCCCCAGGCTCAGACTGGGAGTGCATTCAATCTGCGCTGTAGGTCGCCGATCGTCCGCCGTCGTGTATCGATAAACGTCTGTCGCGCTCGAGATACTCCGGCCCTCCAGGGGCCCGTCCAGAACCAGTCCCCCATACTTCATTTTTTCTTTCCTAACCACCATTCAAGGTAGGCGTCTTGTCGGTCCCAGGGGCTCCGGTAGATCTCCTGCAGGACCTTCGTGGTTTCCTGAGTCAGCCGCAACGCTCGATCGAGTAGGAGTCCTCGATCTACAGTGTGGGCTCGAGGTCCAACCGGTTCCGAGTCCCCGATAGGAGTCGGTTCCGGATAGGTCACATCCTGCGCATGTAAGTAGGGGCGCTGACCCATGATCTCTCGCTCTTCACACGAAAATGTGCAGGGCCTGCCGAAGTCCGGGCCCGGAGGAAAAACTTGGTTGGCAACGAACCGCTGCGATCCCTTAGCCATCCCGAGAGTCATGCTTGTCAGTCCTCCATCGAATTTTTTCCACCGCTCCCGCCAGATCTGGCGAGCCAGTCCTCGGTGCCTACGGATCTTGAGTTTCATCAAGCGTGTCCAGTCCTGCGCGTTCTGGCGCAGGCAAATCAGGAGAAGACAGAACAGTCCCGCAGCAATGATTGCATAATCTAACATACTCTTGCTCCTTCTTTAAGATGGGTATTTCCGTAGACCCGGGCATCGCCGGAGACCCGGGCGTCGCCGTAGACCCGGGCGTCGCCGTATACCCAAGCATCGCCGTATACCCAAGCATTGCCGGAGACCCGGGCGTTGCCGGAGACCAGGGCGTCGCCGGAGACCCGGGCGTTGCCGGAGACCTGGGCGTCGCCGGAGACCCGGGCGTTGCCATAGACCCGGGCGTTGTCGTGGACCCAGGCGTTGCCGTAGACCAGGGCGTTGTCGTGGACCCAGGCGTTGGACCCCACATAGACGGAGTCTTCTACTGTAGCAGTGTCTGCTACCCAACCGCCCCCGTTTGGATGGCGATGGGCAGGAACAGGTCCGTTTCCGAAATCATGAGTTTTCATTGTGCCTCCTATACTGTCCGTTGAAAATCTGCACAACACGAAACGCTCGCGCCGCCTGCATTTGCTTGGCATGAGTGATCGGCGCTTGGCGCATGGCGAACTCGAGCGCCTCGACATCCCTGTTGTCAGTCGGTGGAAATTTCGCCAGCTCCTCGAGAATGGCGTCGATCTCTCCCCGGAGCCGCATCGCCCCGCTGGGGAGGGGACGGGGGAGGAACTCGTTCAAGTATCGGTTCGAGTCCTCGAGCGCCCGAACCACCCGCTTGATTAGGTTTTTCATCTTTCCTCCAAAGAAAAATAGGCCCCCTGGTCAGGTGTGGATAAAGGAGTCTCTCTCCTTTCTCTAATGCGGGGGCCTGGTGTCTAAGCGTCCAGTCCGATCCGGGCCAGGTGTTCGAGCCAGCGCACCCTGCGCTCCTGGCGCTTGACTTTCAGGGCGACCTTCTCCTTGACCAGTTGTGAGATCTGGCCCCGCTGCGCGGGGGTCCGGTCCTTGGCGGGGGTCTGGGTCAGGGTCTCGAGCTTGCGTTCGATACGCTCGAGATTCGAATTGATCTTTGTCCAGTTGAAGTCTGCCATTCTTCTTTCCTCCAAAAGTGCCCCAGGCGGGGCGGTCCAGGTATTGAGTCCGACCCGGGAGTCCGGAGCGGACCCAAGCCCTGGGGCTTGGGGGTTCGTTATCTCTCCAGCGCCTGCGCCAGGGCATCCTCGTCGACGTCGCCGGTCTCGGAGATCAGTCCGGTATCGATCATTGCCCTGGCGCTCCTCTGCCAGCACCCCTGCAGGTGCCAGATTGTTCCATCGGCGACAAGTGCCGCCGTGCCTCGCACCATTGCCTCAGCTTTGAGGTTGCCTTGCTCGGCGTCCATGATAAAGTCCAGATGGTTAGTCATCCTTGATTTTCTCCTAACTCCAGGCGTTGCCGGAGACCCGGGCGTTGCCGGAGACCCGGGCGTCTCCGTAGACCCGGGCGTCGCCGTAGACCAGGGCGTTGCCTTGGACCAGGGCATTGTCGTGGACCAGGGCGTTGCCTTGGACCAGGGCATCGCCGGAGACCCGGGCGTTGCCTTGGACCAGGGCGTTGCCGTATACCCAAGCATCGCCGTAGACCCGGGCGTTGCCTAAGATCCAGGCGTCGCCGGAGACCCGGGCGTTGCCGTAGACCAGGGCGTTGCCTTGGATCCAGGCGTTGCCGGAGACCCGGGCGTTGCCGTAGACCAGGGCGTTGCCTTGGACCAGGGCGTTGCCGAAGATCCAGGCGTTGGGCCCCACATAGACGGAGTCCTCCACTGTAGCAGTGTCTGCTACCCAACCGCCCCCGTTCGGATGGTGGTAGGCAGGAACAGGTCCGCTTCCGAAGTCGTGAGTTTTCATACTTTTCCCCCTTCTTTAAGATGGGTATTTCCGTAGACCCGGGCGTTGCCGGAGACCCAGGCGTTGCCAAAGACCCAGGCGTTGCCGGAGACCAGGGCGTCGCCGTAGATTCGAGCGTTGCCGTAGATTCGAGCGTTGCCGGAGACCCAGGTATCACCATAGACCCAGGCGTCTCCATAGACCCAGGCGTTGCCGGAGACCCAGGCGTTGCCGTATACCAGGGCGTTAGGCCCCACATAGGCAGAATTTTCAACTCTGGCGGTGTCTGCTACCCAACCGCCCCCATTTGAATGGCGGTGGGCGGGGACAGGTCCGTTTCCGAAGTCGTGGGTTTTCATTGTGCCTCCTATACTGTCCGAATGGTTAGTCATCTCCCAGTATCTTTTGTGCCTCTTTGGCAAAGTCCAAAGTGTAGGGGTTGCCGCCGCGGTCCCGAGCCTCGCGGGCCCACTGCATGACCAGGCGGGCCAGAGTAAGACCGGCCTGCACATCCTCCAGGGCTTCCCAAGGAAAGGCCCCATACATTTGGGCTTTGCATTCGCACTTATCACAGACGGATCTGCTGGGCGGAATTTTCGCCTTGCAGATGAAGCAAGTGTTACTCGTTTCTGCAGGCCTCCATGAATCGCTCCCGGTCGAACCGGCCATTGTATCCGGCGCACAAGTCCGCGAACTCAGTCGCGATTTTCTCCCGGAGCGAAAGGCGGTCAACGCGGTGGGGGGCGTCGAAGATCTCCGGCAGCTCCCGGATCGTCCGGGCGATTGCTTCAAAGTGTTTCCGGGTCATGAGTCTACCTCCTCAATCCAAGAAATTGTTCCAGGTGCGTCCGGTCCCGGAGCCAGTCCGGGGACCGGTCGGTAATGTGTTTCACGATAGTGGCATAGGCCTTAGAACGCCCTCGCAGTCCTGCACTGGGTTCTGATTCCAAAACCTTGGTATTCATCTGCCACTTGTCATAGGCCAGGAGGCAAATCCCCTCCAGGTTGTGAGCGTATTTTTGCATCAGTCCTCCTCTGCCTCCTCCAGCTCCAGCGCCTCAAAATAGTCCCCCCATGAGGAGACGACGAAGTCCTGGCCGTGTAGCAGAATGGTGGCGTCGTAGGTGTCGCCCATGTTGACGTATGACACCACGGCGGAGTCCGTTGAAAAAGACTCCACGCCGAAACCTTCGAGCACTTCGTTGATTGCCTCCAGGACCTGCTCCTCATGGCGGGGCTCGTGATAGCACCGGCGGACCCAGTTCAGGACGGACTCGTAATCCATGGGGTGCTTGCGTCCTTCGATCAAGTCCAGAATTGCAGTCGTCTGTTTAGGCGTGAAATGAGCCTCCAGCTCTTTACGGGTGAGCATTTCTTTTTCCTCCAAGAAAAGTCCGCGCTTGCGGTCGAAGTATACCCCGAAATCAGGGGGGAGTCAAATTTCTTTCTTGCGGTCTTCGAATCTCTCTTTTGCGTCGGACAAATAATTATCTCCCGGCCAGAAAGTATATTCCCTTGCGAGGTGCTGAATCTGATCAAAAGTCCGGGTAGGATAAGTATCTGCCAAATCTTCCCCTATATCTCTCGCTACAGCAATTTCATAAGCGTCTTTCATCTTCACAATTTCCTTCCGTGTGAAAGTCCCATTTTCAAGTTCCATTTTCCAGTCCGCGAGTCCAGTCCCGTCTGGTTCCCGAGTCCAGTCCGCGAGTCCAGTCCGCGAGTCCAGTCCCTACCCTGCACCCCAACGGGGTGCCCGGTAGGCGAGCGAAAGCGCACATATACAGGCAAACTACTCCGAAATCTCTTATTTTAAGGACAACCGACTCCGAAACCCTTCGACTCAAATTAAATACAATCGGAGCCGGTTATCTTATGATACAATTATCTCTTAATGGTTTCCTCCTCTCTTCCAGAATCAAATATCAGATCCGGCCGGATTCAGTCTTTTCCGCCCATTTCATGGGTTTTCCCAGATTATAGGTCTTGGGGATACCCTTTGAATAAAGGCCCCTGAGAAGGACGGAAAAACTGTTTTCCGGTCGTATCCAGAAATCCACCCATATCCACCCATAAAGGCCCGGATAGGGGCCTTGGGGGATAAGATGACTCACATATCAAAGAACCAGAGGAAAGGCCTTTGAAGGGCCTCTATTCCGGGCCTTTGTTACCGAGCCGGATAGCCTATCCAGATGATCCTGGCCAGGGCTTCCCGGGCCGCGCGGGGGGATCGGGCTCGAATCTGGTTCAAGTGAAAGGCCAGGGCCAAACGATTGCCGAGAATGGTTTCCCGGGAGATCTGATCAAACTCTCGGGAGGTCAAAAGAGATGGTTGAAACATGAGACAATGACCTCTTGTATTAGAATGAGAATGAAATAGACCAAGCCCAGGGCCGGAACAATTCCGGCCCGGGCCTTGGGAGAATGGAGAAATTGTTTGATTTGCATAGGTTGTATTATCGGCGTTTACGCGGCCAATCGTAGGCGAAACACAAATCGAAATAATTGCGTTCGTGGTCTTTTGCCCGAGCAAAACCGACGTAAATCCCGAAGATCTTCAGACGTCGCGTGAATTTCATACTTCATTCTCCCCTTCAAAGGTATTCAAGATCTGGTTCCATTTCCGATCCAGATCTCTTTTATGATCGAAAAAATCCACGGTCACGAATCCATATTCGTCTTCCTGAATTATTGCTCCCGCAACCGACCGAAGAAAATCCCCTTCTTCCTGAGTCAACGTTTCAAGACAGGGATCATGATTGCGGAAAATGGTGTGGCCTTCCCGCATGAGACCATACCAGATTCCATTTTCGGAAACGCTCCCGACCGACTCGTCAGGACCACCGTCCAGGGAAACCTGATAAACGTATCGATCCAACGTGGACCAGAATTTTCCAGGGGCGGATTGATCCATTTTTTTCTCCCTTAAAAAAGACTCGGATAGAATTTTTCCGGGTTTCTCGTGTAATTCCAGACAAGCGCCTGGACGTCTCGCGGATTGAGTCTTTCCGCCAAATCAGGGAAAACAACCTGCAAGCGGGCCGCTGCCAATTTGTAGGCTCCGATGCATTCGCGGAACCGCTTGGGGGTCAAGGACTTGGGAGTTTCGCCATATGCCGCGCGGCTTGCCCAAACATCGATACAGACGGAGTCTGTGTTTCCTATCAGGGATCGGTAAAAGGCCCGAACTTTTGTTCCCCCAAGGACTTTCAACGGATCGGCCCCTTGCCAGATCTTCAAGGCCTTTTGCTTGTTTGCACCGGTTCCCGGGCCGGGAATATCCTTGGCATCTGGATTGGATAGGCCAAAGGGAAAGGACTCCGCCAGGAAATCCAAGACGGCCGGTGTTGACTCGATCTGTTGTTCCCAGTAGGTGCGGGGGGATAGCGCAGCAACGATGCCAGCGACGATGGATACAGAACAACCTACCCTGTCCGCTTGAGCCCGACAGAAGGTAGTAGCTCTGTCATACCATCCAAGGTAATACAGGGCCGTTTCGCGATCGTCAAGGGCCCGACGGGCCGCTAATTCCACACGTTCGGCAAGCATAGGATTCTCCAAAAGAGACAAAAAGGCCGGCCCCTGGGATAGGGGCCGGATTTTTCATCCCTTAATGTGATCTATGGATATTTTTATCTCCTGTTCTTCCGTAAAATTGATACTCGCCAAAGTATCAATGAGGGATTGATAAATATCACAAGAGAGTTCTTCCAGATCGTCTGGATCGTCTGAAACCAAGGGGAACAAACGATTCTCCAGGGGTTCGGCTGACTCCTGATCTCCGAATTTTTCGATTGATAGATGTAAGTGACTCACTTATCTTGTTCTCCTGCAAAAGGGACAAAAGGAACAAAAAGGCCGGCCCCCTGGGATAGGGGCCGGATTTTTCATCCCTCCACAAAAGCAACATCGGCGGTTTGCGTGGTTACGAGAACGGATTCCTGATGGAACCGCCTCCGATAAATCCCTGCAATTTCCTGGATTTTAACCCGATCCGTTCCCCTATCGTGGATGACCTCCAAGACGGTTGTTTTCTCCTGTTCCCTCTTCCAGTATCCCACCGCTTGATAGGCGGTGAAACCCGGGAAGAACCGGGAAACATCCTCCTCCAGAAACTTCTGGATTTCCGGGTCGGTCACGAGCCGCGGCCGACCCGGCTTCGCCTCCAGGACTTGGGGAAAGGTGACCGGACCCGGGTGGATTTCCTGGTTAGGATCGGGGGGGATGTTGCGACCGAGGTAAATACGGGATACTAACATCTTTTTCTCCTAAAACAAGTGATCTCATATAGAGAACAGCCAAATGGACAGATTCCCTCTGTTCCCTGGACAGGGGCTGGGGAGCAGGGGGGATCGGTCGGGTGAAGAACCAGACGAAGAGGGGGATCAGAAGGGTAAGGAAAACCATCGGCCGACTCCTATAAATAGGGCAAGATCTCGGTCAGTTTCCAAACTACCAGAGTGGCGAAGATGAAAAGGCCAAAACCAAGGGCCGATCCTTTGTCGAGTTTTCTCATTTTTAATCCTCCAGTTACTCAAGTATACCTCTTATCGGCGGAAAAGCCAGGAAAATGGGGGGTTTTTTGGCAGAAAAGTATTCGTCCTTTGTTTTTCCAGGATTGGGGGTATTCGGTGGAAAGGTAGGTGGAAACGGTGTAAATGCATGGAGGGTAGGGGGTTAGGGCGTAAATTGGGGGGATATTCTCCCAATGATACAAAAAATGGAAAGTGATGTAACCTATTAGAAAATAAGAGGTTATACTGTAGAGGGGTATGCAAATTCCAGCTTTCCAGTTTTCATACCTATACCTTTTACATATACACATATATACTTGTATATTTATCATATATCTATATCTATATCTATATCTATATATTTTTATATACTAAAGTATTAGTAATAAAGTGGAAAAGAGGAAACAATACAAAATTCTCGAGCGTTCGGCCATTTCATGATGGAAAGGCCCCCTGGAAACGACCGGAATATTCCAGGAAGAACCAAACAACTACCTAACATTCTCATTATAATATGCCATTTTTGGCATACATCATAACCCTTTGCGTGCCAGGGCGTTGTGATGATAGTGGAGCACTTTGTATTATAAAGTAGCTACTTTTGCCAATAAATCCAGCCCCCCAATTTTAGACTTTCCTGTCAGCAAAAACAAGAGCGGATTTTCCTTTTCGGGCAAGTAAGTAATAGGAGACTGTCGGGTCAGGAGTATCAATGTGAGCGGGTGTTAGGGTAATGTTAAGGTCCTCCCCAACGGTGAGGGCGAGGGCGAGGGCGAGGGCGAGGGCGAGGGCGAGGGCGAGGGCGAGGGCGAGGGCGAGGGCGAG